TGTACAACTCTTGTCCATACATATTCAACTGAATTTTTATGATCCGGATCACCAAGCATAAGTTTATTTTTGTTGTTAGACATAAAATGATAACCTGACGGCGCACTAAACTTAACCATAGCACCCGGTTCAACATATTGTAAATTGCCGCTTGTAAAACTAGATAATTTATAGATATTATCACTTAAATCTTTTAAGTAACCAGTATCTCTATTTGTATCAGTAGTTACTCTTTCCCAGACTATATTATCTTCATTAAATAATATTTCAGTATAATTGTCATAATAAAAATTTCTTGTTTTAGATTGTTTTATTATTGGATCAATTGTATTAACTAATATATTTTCAATATCAGTTCTAGTATCAAAAGAAAATGTAGTTTTGTCAGTTGACTGTTGTTTATATATTATACCATCATCTGCAAAAATATTTGTGTTACTATATTTTCCTGTACTATCTTTTAGATCAAAATATCGACTAATTCCGCTTGAATTTCTGTTAACACTTTTTACTTTTACAATTTCTTGTGTAGTAGCAAGTGGTCCAACATTGTAATCTTCTGCTGTAATTAATCTGTTTTGTGTATAATATGCAGCTGGTGCATTTGAACGAATACTATCATTTGATTCTGTTGCACTTGCATTATTAACAATATACTCTAAACTAGCAACTATTGTTAAATTATGTGTATTACCTTTTGAATTTATATAAGGTATTTTAAAACTAATATTCTTTATTTCATTTGGATTAATTTGATAACTTCTGTTAGCACTTGTTCTATAATAAGTTTTAAATTGACCTTTTGGTAAATTACCAAAAATTCCATCGCTAAACAACAAATCAATTTTATCATTTGATTTTGTTAGAACATTATAAATGTTTTTGTTACCACTAGTAAGTGTATTGTATACTACATTATTTCCGGTAAGGCTAGATACTTTATTCCATAGCTCAACTTCATTCCCGTTAGAATCAAGTTTATATAACCATACATCCGAATTGTTTATATTTGTTGCATCAATACTAACAACTTGATTTGTACTAGGATTAGTAACTGAGAAATTTCCGTTTTGTAATATACCTTGTCTAAAATGTACAAAAAATCCGTTGTTTGATGAGCTGGCTCCTTTTCCGTCATCTTTATAAATTAGTGATAGACTGTTGCCAGGGAACGGTTCTTCTTCAACAATATTTCCGTCTGTAATTCTACAACTAGTAACTTCAAACGGAGTATTTATTCCGCTTATTGCTTTTGAAAAGCTATAAATTGGTACGTCTGCTGACACACCTGCTAATCTGTACTGTTCTGAATTAATTCCATTTACATCGCCAAATGCAATTGGATTTCCAAACTTATTATTTTTAGTAAAAGAACTATTTAAAACTTTAATGAATTGTTCGTACCAATCTAAATTAGAACTATCGTTCCATATAACTGTTTGCGTGTTTAGGTTAATATTGTTACTATCAACAATATCTTCAGTAGTACTAATACTTTTTATTTTTAAAAATCCATTACTAGATAAATTTCTTTTAGGATTGTAATTAATTAGTCTCGAAAGTTTTAATATACTCTCTCTGCGTTCTGCTGTTTCAAGAAAGTTTTCTCTTGCATTTAGATCAATACGAAAACTAAGGTTTTGACCAAGATAGGCAATAAGGTCAATAAGTGCAAGATATTCGCTTGATTCAATGTAATCGTTAAAATCCTCAGGATAGTTTTCTCTAAGGTATGCTATCATTGTTCTTCTTAAACTATCAAAGTCATAACTTTGAAAATCTGCATTTCTATATGATTGGTAAATTCTTTTCCAATCTTCTGCAATAATAAGTCTATTTTGCCTATCAGTCACTGACATATTAATCTCCTATAATGTATTTATTTGAGTATAAAATATACGCAGTTAACTAATGAGACCATTATTTTGGTCAAAATCAAAACGCATTTTTTCTGAAATATTATAATTTAAATATCGTAATGTACATTCGATATTGAGTCCGCTTTCGTATTCTTCTAAAAATACACTGTCTACTTGAACCCGAGGATCCGAGTTCACAATTTCTGTTACGTTATCTAAAACTGCCTGCCTTAGATCTTCTGTTAAAGGCTCAAATAAGACATCCCATATTATTGTACCAAAAGAAGGATTTTCTAACTTTTCGCCCTGTCTTATATGAAAATGATTTATGATATCTTGTTTTATAATTGCAATATCATATAATGTTTTGCTATCATTAATATCATTTACTGTACTAATACCCTTGTACCGTTGAGATATCACAGGATTGCTATCTTCGTATCCTATAACTTTAATATTTTTATATAAACTATCTTCCATTTTTTACCTCGTACTCGCATAACTGTCAAGGCTACCTGAAGCCAAATCTGTTCCAATAACTGGAAAATCATATTTCTCCGGAACAGTCCAGTTTCTTTTTATTGATGTTAGTGTCATTCTATCGCCCCTTACTAAAAAATTACTTAATTTTACAGTATCCTTTTGATTTCCGCCTAACATCTGTACACGCTTTGTTGACGGATTATAACCTCTAAAAAATCCAACATGTCCAAATCTTGAGTCATCATTTCTTGTTAAAATCACTATGTCATTAGTGCGAACATTTTCAAATGTCCTCCAGTCAATTTCTGAACCATATTGTTTATAGCCTTGGCTACTTAGAGTTCGCAAACATTCAATCCCTGCTGTATTTAAAACATAACTTACATACCCTGCACACCACGGAGTATTGTCTCCACGATAGTTTTCGCCAGCAACTTCGTAACACCTAAGAATATTAGGATTTCCTGGTGTTCCTTGTTCTGTCCAATTTTGATTTAAGTTTTGTTCTAAGACACTGTTAATAGCGTCAAACCCTTCTCCTTCAGGCACAGTTTCTGCAGGAGGTATTACTTGGGTAAAATTGCCCTGTGCGCCAGCACCACCTGAAGCACCATAAAACCCTGTAGAAAGATCACCGTTGCCTGCAAGATCTCCCCAGCCTTCACCGGTATTTCTGCTTGCTCTTAAAGATTGTGCAAATCCAGCAGTATCTTGTTCTGTGATTACTATGTTAGGATTGACTACTGGACTACTTGGTATAACTACTTGACACATATTTTTCTCCTAAACAACATTACTTGTTGCTCCTCCCGCTGCATTAGCGCCTAACGCAAAATACTCATCGCCGGTTGTTCCGTATGCATCTTTACCGCCTTCACCTCGACGCCATTCATTCATCCCTCTGGCACCTAATAAGTGTGATCCTGCCAGCATACCCATAATTTGAGCAACACTATCGCTGTCTCTTATTCCGCCGTTACGTTTAAGAGCTTTAAGATTTTTATTTGTATATGATATCATTGCTGCTTCTTGAACACTGACCGAATCAAGCCAGGCTTGCTGACTGGTCATTCCGTCTGTGCCTGTCCAATTAGATGCATTTTCAATTGCTTGTTTATTTGTTCCGCTTGTACTTTTTAAGTAACCTTCGTCATATAATGCTAATTTACCAAATTGATATTTTCCGCTAAATCCTAAAGTGTTTACAGCATCATATGCAAGTTCACTTTCTCGTTTTCCAATAGCATTAAGATACGCAACAGTTTGATCGTTTGTTAATCCTGTTATTACTCCTGCTGGAGCAGAAGTTAACGGTAGAGATGATGTACCACTTGTTGATGTTCTGTTGTTGCTTTCACCTTGTGGAACATTTTGTGTTGCATCATAATTAGATCCTGGATCTGGATTAGTTCCTCGTGTAACGTTCTGCTGTCCAGGAGTTCGTCCTACGTTTTTATTAAATGTATCATAAACTTCTGGCGGATATGCTGTAGATTGCTCAAGTCCTGCTCTTGTTTTATCAGGTGTAAACAACTTTGGATCAGTATTTTCGTGCTGTGGCCAAGGTTCATGCTGTGGAACTCTTGCTGTTTGTGCAGCACGTAATGGAGCAACTGGATCTGTAGGATCTGCAATCGATGGTAAAACTGCTTCTGTTGCCGACGGTGCTACAGGTCCATTTAAATGTATGTCGCTGCTACCAGTTAAAAGCACATTTGCTCCTGTGCTTTTTATTCCCATAACTTCGCCACTTGTTATTTTTGTTGCTAATCCAGATAACGAATTTATTTCTAAATCAGCTTGTGTATTCATATTGCCAAGAGCTTTATTATGGAAATTACCGTCTGTACTTAATTTTAAATCACCACACGATTCAATACCAATTTCTGCTGTAGATCCTAAATTTAAATTATCTGCTGCTAATATTGCAATTTTTCCCTGGGCTGTACAAGTAATACTATCACCTGCATAATTATTAATAAAACTTCCCGCATTGTTTGTAATAGCTTCAGCAGCGTTTTGTGATATATAATCTCCTGAAGTAACATTAATACTACTTCCGATATCTTGCTTCCATTCTTTACCAGCAACCCAATTTACATTTTGACCGGCTGTAAAATTTATATCTCGATCCGCTGTAAAATTTAAGTCTTGATTAGAATGCACACTTATACTATCTTGAGCATAGATATCTATCTTACCATTACTGGTCATTTCTATCCAAGTAGTTCCTCGAGCATTACCGATGTATATTAAGTCTTCAGTATTATGCATTAATATCTGATGACCGGTGCGTGTTTTAAATCGCATAAGTTCGTTATGCGGTAAGGATGGATCTCCTCCTGTTTCGCCACCTTCAACGTTTACATACTCTGACGGCCCTTGATTAGCCCCGCCTGCTGGTGTTTTTCTTATTAATGAAGGATCTCCGTCATCCATTACAAAACTACTACCACCTAATCTACTGGTGTGCTTAAGAGCTTTAATGTCACTGGTACCTATTTTACCACGTGGTCCGTTTTTATCTATCGGTCCCGGAGTACTAACGCCAAATACCATACTGGGTACTTCTCGTCTTGCGCTGGAGCTCGTTAGTCCTCTAATTTCATCTAAGTCTAAACCTTGCTGTATTAAAGATCCTAATGCGTATGTATTCACAGCCTTTGAATATCGAGTTGCATCTGTTTGTGCTGGTCTATTAATTTTCTTATTATATTCTCCTACTGGTACTTTATCTCCAGTAGCGTTAAATGCAGAGGCCGGCGTACCGCCTGGTACCATCATATTCATGTTTTCATCTTGTACACATCCTGCCCAATAACCTCGAGATTTATCTCCTTCTACAAAGAAGCACAATACTCGTTGTCCTACATCTGGAGGCACTGCCCACCAGCCATACGACTGTTGTGTTGACGGATAATTATCATTTGGCAAAGACGCACTTAGTGGAGTAACTCCGTAAAATGGAGACAAATATCTAACAGTTAAACTTTCACCGTATGCTTCATATGTATTTCCACTTGACGAAATTTTAAGCAATTGTACTTGCAAATTTCCCATGTATGAAGGATCAAGATGGCTTATAACTTTTGCTAAAAACGGTCCAGGATTGCGTACTTTACCATCATTAAGTGTTCTTGTATGTGTTGCCATTTAAATTTTTTACCTCGGTCCTATTACATTTGATATCACTGATCTGGCGTTATTTCTAACATCATTAATTGCCGTTTGTGCTTGGCCTTCTATATTACCAATTAAACCACTAATTCGTGTAGCATCTGCTTGTAATTGTCTTGCGGCAGCAAGTGCTCCAGCTTGTCCGGAAGCAAGTCCTGAAACTACGTCACCAACTGATGTACTTAGCCCAGATAATACTCGGTCAGCTTCTTGTTGGAGAGCGTCTGCTGACAATGCTGCATCTACATCACCAATTGGTGATCTGGCTTCTATATACATTCCTTGATCTGTATTTGTGCCTTTTACTTCTTGATTTGGTCTGCGTATTAATGTTAGTGTTTGTACAAATTTATTATTTTGCCAACTATTTCTAACAAAAATGACTCTATATAATCCACTGAATGGTGTTAGTTTTGTAGTTTGTTCAGGAAATAACATAGTACCGCTGTCATCGTCTTTATAATCAATAGGAGTTTTAAAGTTAATCAATATATCAACTTCGCTATTTTGATATGCCATAGCGCCGTCGCCGTTAATATTTAGAACTCCAACATTAGGACTATTATAGTTTCCTAAACCGCTATCTGATATATAATAAGGATCTCCCATAATATCTAATTTTAATTGAACCAAGTCTACATCACTATTAACAATAGCATCATGAAATTGTCTTGCTATTCTAATTTTTTGATCATCTATCTCTGTACCCGGAGTAGTATCTCCTGAGAGGTCGGTTACTGATTCTATCGGAGTCTGTCCATCAGGTTGAAAATCTCCAGTACCTTCAGATTGACCGTAAATTGCAGGGTCGCCTTGCAAACCAGAATCAGATCCATTATTTACAATATCAGAAGATCCTTGTCCTCTATCTTCTTGTAGCCCTGTAAAAAATGCAAAATTCATTTGAATATCAAAATCTAATATATCTTTATTTTTTCCTGTATAGATATAATTGTATTCTTTTGCAACGTTTTTAGATAAATTATCATAATTTGCGCCGCCAGTACTACCTCTACTAAAAATACTACTGTGTACTTTGTACGGTACAACTTTAAAAATATAAACAAGACCAGGTCTACCATTTTGAGATTCATTATTCAAATCTTCATTAATATACACATCTGTTTCAATTCTAAACCAATCAACCATGCCAACAAAGTCTACTGTGTAATCTGCAATACTTCTTGCATAACTACTGGTAAGTATAATACTTTCAATAATATTTTGTATTTTCATTCCTTGGCCAAAACTAAATGTTCTCAAGTCTGACGAAATACTAATTTTTCCTCTTGAATAATTTCCTGTGTTTTCATCAAGTACAAATGCATCAATAGCCATTGGTGAAATACCTTTTTCTAATATGCTTTGTACAATCGTTGAGCTACCGATTACGTTTGGCCTTCTGCTTGATAAACCTACTATCCTATCAGTTATATTATCTCTACCAATTGAACCAACAGTATTAGCTTGTAATTCTTCTATTCTATCTATATTTGCAGCGCCTGCTAATCCAACTTGACCTAAACTTCTTGCTGCTTCTTCCAAAGTAACTGTAGCCGATTGGGGTGTATCTGAAGTTATTGCTGCTGATAAATCTAAATTAGGATCTGGAAAAATAATTGCTATTTCGTCTGGTGTACTTATTTCGCCGGCGTTGGCTTGTTCTCTGTATCTTCTATTAATAATATTTGCTAAACTGTTTTGTCCGGTTTGAAATATTTCTTGTAGTGTAGCGCCTGTTGGAGCAATATCTGTCTTAATACGCTGTACTGTATCACTTAGTGCTACTTCGTTATAAGGAATTGCTGTTACATCGTAGACACATCCACCTGCGGTAACATTAAATTTAATATCTATAAATCGTAACGGAAAATACCTTGTAGTATTTTCTATAACTTTTGCATTACCGTTATCGTCCCAGCCAACAAAGTCTATTTGTAAAACATACGGTGCTTGTATATAATTTGCAAAGCCGGCATTTAGTGCGCCTTCCATTAAAGATTGCATAAACAATCCCATACTATAAGGTTCAGTAACTTGAAAATTTATTGTAGTTGCATTAGTTGTGCCTACACGGTTGCCTGGAGAAATTATGCTATCAATGTCAAGATTATCAATAAAATATTCTACCTTGCCTTGGGTTTCAAATGCTGTTGTTACTTTACTATCGCCTAATCCGCCTCCAGATTTTAATATTGTAATAGATGGTCCGTTTTGTCTATACGTTCTATTTGGAAAATTTGTTTCTTCTGCGGTAAGTACACCTAATGTAAAAATATTATTAAAGGATGCAAATTCTTCTAAAGCATTAGGTTGTATAGGCGTCGATGTTGAATAGTTAAACTGAGTAGGTGATTGAGATTGCGGAGTTGTCGCTGGTACAGTCGTGGCTGCATTCGAAAATTGTTCTCCTACAGAGATATCAGTATTAGCAGGAGTTGTACCCCATCCTATACCTTCAATCCATGTATCTGGATTTGTTATGCCTTCAATTGCACCTTGAGCTCTTGCTAAAGCAGGATCAACTTGTCCGAGTCCAAACCCTACTGTCGCAATGCGGGCTGTTGCTGCTTGTGCAGAAGCTGCTGCTGCATCTAAACTACCAATTCCCGATCTAACAGTATTGTTTACTTTGTCAGCAAGGTTCCTTCGACTTGTTCCAAATGCTGCGTTTTCGTATTCTGTTGACATATTATAGACCTAATACTGCTTTTAATCTACTATTCTTAGGCAGATAAATTGTAGTTGAAACTTTAAAATCAAATATAGGATCGTAGATGATATCTAAATTACGCTGTGCAAAAATCCACCATAATTTTGAACTACCATATAAGTCAAATGCTAACAGATCTGGTCTAAAGTTATATTGAGGTTCAATAGTATATTGTATATCATCTGGGTCTGCAGGAACAGGCCTAATAATAAGTAAATCTAAATAATTTCCGTTTGCTTTTTTTGTTTTATAATAAGGGCTTGTAACACTTGACATTAGATAAATCCGTCCCCATCTTTAATATATGATCCGTTCATAAAATCATTGAGGTTGAACTTTTCAACCTTTCGTCGACTATAGATTGGCTGCAATGTAACACTAATTAAACTTTGTGATGGTACCCAACTTATAGCTTTACCATTTGCACTATTTGTACTAATGCCTTGGCTTTCTAAACTCGTAGATATGTAGTCAACTTCTGCAGGTAAATCTATTTGAAAGTTTGTTATGACAACAGGAACGTTGTTAAAAACAAAATCTCCGTATCCGTTTAGTCTACAAATCGGTGGCGGTGCGCCTGTTCCACCATAATCCATTTTTGTTATTGTTCTTAAGAAGTGGACTGCTGCTACCCAGTATTCTGCTTCAAAAGCTGTTTCAACTAAAAAGTCTCCACTTACTGTAAATTGATCAGTTCTGCTATTTTCATAAACAGGAAACGGATAATTTGTGTGTACAGGCTGTAAACTATTATAATCTGCACTGTGTTGTACATAAATTGTAGGAGTATATGGAAATACGAAGCCAGCAGTTCGTCCTAATGGAGCAAACATTTTACTACCTTTCATTGATCCAGGAATACTTAAACGTACTCTCCAATCTCTTTCTACTCCGCCAGCAATTTCTGCACTAACTCGTGAACTTTGTTCAGGTTCTGCTCCAGGAAATATATTTCTTGATCTAAACTGCGAAAGTAATTTCGATGGATCTGCAAGTCCGTTTGCAAAATCTGCAACACCTTGTGCAATTCCTTGTAGAGACCTTGCACCTTGTAATACATTTCCAAATTTGCTGTTTTCTACAATATTTACAAACTCAGATCCTACACTCTGTTGTAAACTTTGAAATTGATTTGCAACTCTGTTTGCTGCGTTAAAAAATCCTGCCATAGATTACTCCTATAGTGTATTTATCACTACAAATAAACTACGCATTTAATTTTTTTAATAAATACACTTGACTTTTAGTATATTTACGTGTATAATATAAGAAATACTTAAACTGTAGGAAAATATATGAAAAGAGTAAATTATTTAAACAACAAAGATATCCTTAAAGAGATACATAAATCAAAATCTACATTTTGTAGTTTTGTTGATAAGGATTATCATCAATTTGATATTATCCTACCAACTATTGAAAAGATTAATATCAGGACTATTGCAGAAGCTAAACGTAACAAAGCAAAACGCCTTAGTGTCCAAGCATACGACGATGCTAAAGCAGCTGGTCGAAAAGTAAAAATGGCAGAATGTGAACATGACTATAAAAAAATTACAAAAGAAGAGTTAATTTTTAGAATTTACACTTTTGACCATATTCCTGAAGAGCCTGGACGTAAAAAGAACCCTAAGACAGTTGCAGATACAAGAGTTAAACTTAATTTTCCTCCATTTCAGCATTATAAATTTACATCTGATGGAGAATTAGTATGTGTTGGAAAAAGTCACTGGGCAGGAGGCATGGAAAACGGTTGCTTTACGTTAACAGGCGGAAAAGCAACTAATAAACTTGCTATGATGTGGATGAAACTATGTGATAGGTACGCGACAAGAGGAAATGTACGTGGATATACATACAACGACGAAATGCGAGGACAGGCAATCTTACAATTGGCACAAATTGGTCTACAGTTTGATGAATCAAAGTCCAACAATCCATTCGCTTATTATACAGCCGCCGTTACAAACTCATTTGTACGAATTATTAACATTGAAAAACGAGCGCAGAACATTAGAGACGACATTCTCGAAATGAACGACTTAAATCCTTCGCATACAAGACTACATGCTGGCGAATGGGAAGCTGCACTTAAACGTGAAGCCGGAAAGTAACCATTTTCATTGACATTAATAACTTTTTGTGTTATGCTAATAAAAAAGCGAGGATCTAATTTTGTTTAAAAAAGCAGCAGTATTCACTGACATCCATTTTGGTCTAAAAGGCAACTCTAAACAACATAATCAAGATGGTGAAAACTTCGTTGATTGGTTTATTGAGCAGGCTAAGGCTAATAATTGTGAGACTGGTATATTCTGTGGTGACTGGCACCATAATAGAAACAGTCTTAATCTTACTACGATGGATGCAACTATAAGATGCCTTGAAAAACTTGGACAATCATTTGAGCAGTTCTTCTTTTTTGATGGTAACCACGACTTATATTATAAAGATAAGCGTGATGTTAATAGTACAGCATTTAGTAAGTTTATTCCAGGCATAACGTTTATTGATGAAATTACAACTATTGACGATGTAACATTAGTTCCGTGGTTAGTAGGTGACGAATGGAAGAAGATTGAGAAGATTAAATCTAAGTACATGTTTGGACACTTTGAACTTCCTTCGTTTTATATGAACGCAATGGTACAAATGCCCGATCACGGCGAACTTAAAAGTGAACATTTTAAAAATCAAGAGTATGTGTTCTCAGGACACTTCCATAAAAGACAAAAGCAAGGCAAAATACACTATCTCGGAAATGCTTTTCCACATAACTACGCAGATGCATGGGATGACGACCGTGGTATGATGATCCTTGATAAAGAGAATGATGCTGAGCCAGTATATATTAACTGGCCTGACTGTCCAAAGTATCGCACAGTTAAGTTATCACAGTTGATTGATGATACAAAAAATATTATTAAGTCAAATATGTATATACGAGTAACTCTTGACTTACCAATTAGTTATGAAGAAGCCAGTTTTATTAAAGAAACTTATATTAATCAACATAATTGTCGAGAAATATCTCTTATATCACAAAAAACAATCGAAGAAATTAATACAGACTTAGATATAACATCATTTGAAAGTGTTGATGAAATTGTGTCTAAAGAAATTACTGCAATTGACTCTGAAAACTTTAATAAGAAAATGCTACTGGACATTTATAACGAATTATGATAAGAATTAAAGACTTAA